CTTCAAAGGCTCTAGGATGTTCGGTTTCAGAGGCAAGTGCCATCATATTTTGAATTGCTTCGGAACTCATATCAATCAGCTCCTTCATCTTTTGCCGAGAATACTCTACATCGGTCTCTGTATCATTGTTGATTTCTCCCTGATCAACATTAGATTTGATCTTTTCAGGAATGATCTTGGTAGTGACCGGAAGATTTTTTTCTAAAGCAGCAACAATGTCATTTTTATCACGGGGAGGCATAATCAAAACCAAATGTTGTTGTTATATCCAATGGACTGTCCAAACTATCGAACGGAGATCCATCGTCATTTGCGATGATTCTTACATTTTCTTCACCAACTGGATTAGAAGTCTTAATTGTTGGACTATCATCAGAATTTAATAGTTTACTATAGTAGTAAGTATCGACGATGCGAATAATCTTACCTTCGGATGTTGTTCCGGCAAATCGAACACGCATCTCAAAGTCAAGTGTATAGACTAGAGTTCTTCGAGACTCAAAGGATCCTTCGTACTCATCTGAAAAAGAAACTCCATTGAGAACGATTGGTACGTCAGTTGACGTATCGGGCCCCTCCATATTCTTTATCGCAACAGTATACTCGGGTGTAAAAGAGGGAAGAATCTGTTCAAAGATCTGTAGAGCGTCGTCTTGGTTTGTTGCTAAAATGTTTAATTGTATTCCCAACTTATAGGGAACACTTTGCATTACCGTATTCTTTTTGACACTGTTTCCATCAACCGGAAACAATCTTTTGTTCATACGATTGAGTTTTGCGGTCGTATCGTAGGAGATCGAAGTAATCTCAAATCCCATCCTCGGAAGTTTAATCGCAATACTTCTCGACGCAGCCTCATCTCTTTCGGTATTGATACGAGCAAGAAACTTCGACTTCGGGCCATATGCTAACGGAACTCTTTCCATGCTACCACCCTGTCGGACAATCTTTATGTTGTTAAAGATCGTACCAAAGACGGCAACCGCCTTCTTCATGGTTTGATTGTAAAAGTATTGTCCGTTAAGCATCTTAAGTCGTTACGTTGATTTCTCCAAAAGGATTGGACTCACTAAAGTCAATGAAAGAGTTGCCCATTGTTTCAAAGTCCACATTCTGTGCATCACCATCATTATCGTCGATGGTAGAGAATCCATCAATTCCTGTAATGGCATATGAAGCACCAGAGTCTGCTCCCACAAGATTACCGATGTTACCTGCCGTTACACCAAACTGAGTAGTGCTGCGTTCCGGTGAGTCAAAGGATGTGGTGATACTTGAAACATCGACATATCCTGTTCCATCAGCCGAAACCTCAGCTGTAATAACCGTTTGTGGACTCTTATCTCCAAGACCTTGTGTAACATCTTCTCCGATGTTGTACGTACCAGATCCAGAACCCAAAGTAAGTCGTGTTCTTGTTGCGAACTCTGTCTCAAACTTATCAATCGCATCAACACCTGTGTCAATTGCCTGATTGTTGTACTCAAAGAGCTCACAAGTAAGTTTGAATGTGGGAAGGTTCTGTAGTTGATAGAAGGGTGTTTCGTCTTCAACAAAGGAGATCTCAAAAAGACCATTGACCATCGGAAAGTAAATAAGATCACCTTCTTTTGGTCGTGTCGCAGATGTACCTCCGGTCGTATCAAATCTTCCAACGAGATCCTCCCATCGACGGCCCGAAACAATCAGATTCATCTGATCGCGTACTTCGACACCAAACTTACTTAAGAGATCACCATCGCCCGCAAATCCATCAATATTCTCAACATACGCTTCAATCATATAGGAGTCACCAAACTCCGACAATGCATCCTCATTGAAGATTGCGTTTGTGTTGACTATTTTCCTTGGAATATAGTAACAATCGTGTCCATAGATTTTAAGGGACTCTATGATAATATCTTCATAGAGACGCTTTTCGGCTGTAGTGCCTTGACTAAAGTATACGTTACGAGGCATATTATCCTACAAAGAAGTGTGGAGGAGCTTCAAATCTGAGTTGCATCTGTTCCTCAATTTTTTCGATCTCGGTGTTTGCATCATCAAGAATTTGTCTTCCATTAAAAGTCACTCCGCCCGGAAGTTGCATACCTTCGAACTTAATGAGATTGAGTCCCCACTGTCTCTTAAAGAGAGCGGTTGTGTATTTTTTGAGAAACATGTCATTATACACATCTGTAAAAGACTCGGGATCAATTGCTTCATATCCGTCAAAAACCACGTATTGTCCCACGTCTAAATCGTTAAGAACATTAGCGTGAAAATTTACACGATTTTTATGACGAGAATATTCGATCATCTCGTACATTCCATTGATGTTGCGATCAATAAGAGACATAAACTGTTTTGTCATCTCATAATTAACCACACCACCATAAGATCCTCCAAGATCAAAGATATCGTTTAAATGTATTTGATAGTCTACCGAAAAAAGACCTGTGGAAGCCTGAGAAGTCGTTATCGTGAAAACATTATTGATCGTAAAAATATTTGACGAGTTTGGTATGTCGATGTAACTATTATCTTTATCGGTCTGAGTGAGAACATGTTTTCGCAAGTTACGAACAATCGCATCACTATGATACTCTTGATAGAATTGTAGTGATTCATCGACTCTATCTTCAAGTTGATCATCATCCACATTGATTTCTATTACAGGATGACCAAGAGCTCGAAGACAGTAGTCAATATGTTGTTGTCGTGTTGCTGGTGTTGCCATATTCTCTATTTATAATATTACGAACTACTAAACTCCCCTTTTAACTTTTTTGGGAAAATTCCTCTCCAAATACGAGACATAGTTTCGGGTAATCCTCTTCGCAGATTTGAAGGAGCCTCGGGAATACCAGCATATATAGAGGCTGTATTCGTATAAGAGGAATCTCCAAATTCATTACTCGCTTTTACGCGATAATAGTATGTTTGACCAAGAGTGAAATCAGTATCAGTGTAGTAGTTGATGTTTTCACCGACCGTTGCTATTTGATTAAAGGTCGTATCATCAGTTCCTCTTTCAATAACAAAACCATCCTCGTTGTCAGAGTTATCGTTCCATGTTAGATTGATCTCTTGCGCGTAGGCGATTGACGAAAACACCAGAGAAAATAATATAGTAAGTTTTTTCATATTCATTTTTAATATTATAACAAAGGAGCTGTTGTTGGTGTAAAGTTGCTTGTGTATGGTACTGTGTCTCTTACGATAAATTCTTGTATGTAACCTTTTAATGCATCATCAGATTCAGATGGCGTTTTCAACAAATGTAAATCTACTGTCGGAGCAAAATGAGACATTAGAACTCTATGCTCCCATTACCTGTAAATGTGTAAATATTGTAAGAACCATCGGTCGTAAGTGTTGGTGAACCCGTTGTAGTCGATGCCGTGGAAAGTGTCCTAATGATTACAACACCAGAACCTCCATTCCCCCCAACAAGTGAACCTGTCCCTGTATTTGATCCACCGCCACCGCCGCCACCGGTGTTTGCCGTGCCGGCGGTTCCATCTGATTGAGTTCCGCCAGATACGGCAGATCTTCCACCCGCACCGCCTCCACCAGAACCTCCAGAACCAGCTTGATAACTTGTGGCACTAGTTCCATATTGTGCAGCACCACCTCCACCTCCACCATAGTATACAGCCGATCCGGTTATGCTGTTTTGAACACCATTTCCACCATTCCCGGCAGAACCAGATGTACTTGAAGATGCTGTTCCACCAACTCCACCGGCGCCGCCGCCCCCACCAGCGCCAAACATTAGAGTAGCGTTTCCGGAGTCATATCCTTCACCCCCATTTGATCCTTGCCCGGTTGTTCCAGTCCCATAAGTGGAAGCAGGATTATGTTGTCCACCGCCACCAGAACCTCCAGACCCAGCATTAAAGTAAGTGCCGCCGGGGGAATAACCACCGTAACCACCACCAATAGCGGTTTCTCCATTAAATGTGCTATTTGATCCATTTGTATTAGAGGTGCCGCCTGCCCCAACGACAATGTTATACGTAACACCCAAAGTGAGGCTTTGACTGGTTTTAGCGATAACACCACCACCGCCACCGCCACCACTTGTTCGATCGCTGCCGCTTCCACCCGGGCCTCCACCAGCTACAATAAGATAGTCCACCAACGTTGTTGTGTCCTCAGATATAGCAAATCCAGCTCCTATAAGTTGTTTTAAAAGAAACATTGAATATATTTATTCTTTACAATCCACTCACGTCGGAAGTTACTTCTCCAAGGAAGATTTCCGCCTTTGTTACGGTTCCGGTAAATGAACCGCTTGAACCCCTATTGACGGGGACAGCGCTATAGACTTGCCCGATTGTTCCGTCATTACCACCAGCTATTTTGGAAGCTGAAAATACATCAGTGTCCTGTAGCTCTCCATCGACGTACAACGCACAGCCAGATGTGTCGGCAGACCATTCAATAATAAAATCTTGAGCGGTTGTGTTTGTTACAGTATATGAAACTTCACCAGTATCTGAGTCGCCTCCAGCAGTTCCCCCCTCACCGCATTGAAAATACAATGTTTCATTGTAAATATACAGCACTAGACCATATGCCGATCCGCCATGCTCCATAAGGATTCCAGTGTCGTCTTTGTCAAAATTGCAGTAAACTTTAACAGACGCTGACGTAGCGTCATCCAAAGTAGTGTATGCCGTTCCAATTGTGTTCCAAGTAGCATCAATGGTCATTCCGATGGTCGCATATTGGTAGCCATATCTATTTTTGTGGGCATCAAAATTTTGGGTAACTTCTGAGGACGTGAGGGGCCTATCGTAAATAAGACATTGTGCTATATTTCCAGTCCAGTTACTGTAGCTACTAGAATTAGTTATTTGTCTGCCCAAGTGAATTGTGGATGCAGTGCCAAAATCACTTGAAATAGTTTGTACAGTTTGTGATGCGTTTTGATAGCAAGTTGCATTTGAGGAATCAAAAACCAAAGCAAGGTGCTGAAAAAGGCTGCCGCTGTGATAAAATAAAGTAGTCCCGTGAACGAAACCACCATTGTATGACTTGTATTCGTTTGCTACATTTGTGGCCTCGACTTTTGTAGAAGTAGAATCTGATCCTGTCTGGAAGGTAAATAATTCTGTCCAGTCTCCGGTATTATTTTCCTTAAACCAAAGGCAGATAGTACAATCTTTAGACGTTGCTACATTGGGAATAGAAACGTAATCATTGGTACCATCAAACGATAAACTCCCGCCATCGGCGCTGCTATATCCAACACCATTGACAAGAGTCCCGTCGTTCCCATTCCCGCTTAAATCAGTCCAAGTAGTTCCGCTGCCAGAATATGAACTACTGTCTCCAGCATCCAAATAAAGCTCTAGGCCACTGGTGACCAATCCTGAAGAACCACCACCGCCCGCAGTATCTCTAAACGACTTTCTTCTATGTCTGATAAGTGTTAGCATTATACTGCAAAAACGTGAGAGGTTTCTCCGCCGCCTGAAGAACTACTCGGAGGAACTGCTCCTATGTAAAGGCCTCCTGCTCCTGCTCCTAATAGTGGAGAGCCGCTTTGTGGTGTGTAGTCTTCTGATCCATCAGTGGTTGACGTGTATAACGGATCGCCTGTTGCGATGTGCGGATTGTAGGAAACTCCACTATCTACGTTGCCGTTGGTATTATTGTGAAAGTGGTTGAACTCCAGAACGAACTGATCATCTGGGTCAGTGTTATTAAATTCGATGCCCCATTGCCCGTTGTTGGTTATGGAATTGTTGATAATTTCTGCACCGTCAAGTCCAGCTGCTCGATTTATATAAATGCCATCCTGAGTATTTCCGTCGATTGTGCAGTTTATTATTTCGCTATTAGACGAATATGTATCCATACTTATTCCCGTCCAGCCATTGTCATAAATCTGACAATGAGCTACTGTAACCTGATCAGGAGCTCCGAGGTTTAGCCCCTGTTTTCCATTGTCATGGATTTTGCAGTATAAAAACTCGTGATTATCACCTCGATTGGAAAGATCTACTGAGAAGCCGTTTCCGCCATTGTTATCGATTTCACAATCGACATAAACACTCGCGTCTTGATCATCGATGGCAATTCCGTCATCGGTTGCATTATCGATTCGACAACTGATGAACTTGGATTCATCCATATTGTCTAGGTTTCGATTTGTGCCAGCGGTAAATCGAATGTTGTAAAACGTATAGTTATGATTTGTTGAATCGCCCTGAATCAAATTGGTCGTGGCTGGTAACGACGATCCAGAGATTGTGTAGTACGATCCTCGCGATAGTTTGTTCCCACTTGAATCAGCTCCTATCACGAAAATGTTATCTGTGTCAGTACCAGCGACGGACAGTGTTATCGACCCACTTGGCGTTTCGGTTGCGGTGTTCATTAGATAAATAAAATCCCCAGCCGCTACGCCGCTCGAGCCACCGACCGCGTATTCGAAGGATGCCCATGCTGCACCCGTAGATGTGCCGGCATTGGCATTGTTGCCACTAGAAGGATTTACATAATAAGTTGCCATATAATATTTATCCCTTTGTTACTGCAAGAGTCAATGTAACCCGAGTTACGGTTGAAGCAGAATCAACAATAAATGAAAGTATATCACCCTTTGTGACTGAAGTTGTCCAACCCGAAAGTGTGGTATCTTCGCTTTTCTGAGCGCTTGAAAGCGTTGGTTGCGCCGATGCACAAATTGAATCTGAAGGAGAATCGGTTGGAGGAAAATTTGCATATGTATCTTTAAGGACATCAATAACGATTGATCCGCTTTGATCAGCCAACAACTGTGCAGCGGTTATTGTACAATTGTAGGGAACTCGCAAAAATCCCTTTGACCCCGTAGATATAGCAGAACCAGCTCCATCAATAGTAATACCAAGTTGACCATCATAATTAACAGTAGTTGCATTGTAATGAATAGTAACACCAATGAGTTTGGCGTCTTCTGTCATCGTGTCGTTTGCATCTCCGACAACTCTTGTAACCTCAGCAAATATGAGATCACCCGCCGAAGGACTTCCGGCGATTGTGATATCCGCAGATTCTGCGGTAACATGAAGATCACCAACTGCGATCAGAGCGTCATCTGTATCGACCGATGTACCAAAGGCATTGTCCAGAGCATCATCGTTCTGAAATGCCTGCATTGCGATACCCCATGTAACTCCATCCGAGGCACTTGCTCCGGTTGCACCATCCCAATAAAATTTTGCATTGACTGCATTACCATCCCAATCACTGGGCATATGAAAACGAAACTGAACACCTTCTTCGGTTGCACCATCGAACAAAAAGTGATCACTCATCACATCGTTTGTTGCGTACTCTTCAGTCGCAGATGCGGCTCCGTTTGTTGTACGAGGAACCAAAGCACCAGCGTCAATCGATATGATTCTACTATCGGTGCCTCCACCACCGCCACCACCACTACTTTGAGCAACCCAAGCGTAGTCCGATCCATTCCACGAAAGAACTTCACCAGACCCAGCTGAAGATTGGTTTAAATGTGTATTAACGTCAGAATCTCCATAAGAACCAGATGGTGTAGTCCAAGAAAGAGTTCCACTTCCATTTGTGGTTAATACCTGATTTGATGAACCATCATCATTTGGTAAAGTAAGTGTGTATGAAGCAGCGGCACTATGCGGAGGCCCCTTGATCGTTATACCATGAGAGTTCTGTTCGCAGTTTAGTTTGAACTGACCGGATCCCTTTGTTGCATCTCCCTTAAAGATAACCACACCTGTGCCATCGGGTGCTAGTTCAATATCTCCATTACTTACCGAAACTATATCCTTTCCGTTGACATCTAAATTACCTCCAAGTTGAGGAGTAGTATCCGATACAACATCTTGTGATGTTCCTACTGTTGCACCATAAAGTGTACTGTTGACTTTCCAAACGGCAACGATAGTATCAGTAGAAGTATTAAGAGTTGGAGCAGAACCTGTCGCCCAAGTAATAGTAGGCCAAGTCGCGGTATTTGTCGGTGAATCGGGCCCGTCGTCAATGTGTAGAGTGATTGATTCACCATCCGCAAGTGAATCAGTAAAAGTAACATCACCCGAGAAGACCAATCTTTGAACTGTACCATTTGCTGGATCTAATGCGGTTGTGCCGGTAACTCCGGTTGTATTGACAGTTTTTTCTACAACCTCTCCATTGATTTTCAACGAACCATTAATATCCAAAGTGTTGGCTGGAGTCGAAGTTCCAATGCCTACTCGATCTGTTGATACATCCACAAAGAGTGTATCTGTATCAACAACAAAATCGTTAGCTCCTATGGTAACTGTAGTACCATCGTCGGTGATCAAACTATCAGTTATTGTGTTGGAATCACTCCATTTTGTAATAGTGTTAGCCGTGCCCGATCCATCTACTAATGTTGATCCCCATACTCGCGAATCAATCTCATCCGTAACAATACTTGATCCATTGTATACCAAAACCGTGTTATCGGTTCCGGCTGCGACATTTGCCAATGCAATAGTCGCGGCATTGATCGTTACAGAATCGCCACTAGCGTCTCCAAGTGTGACATTACCTGATGTTTCAAGCGTACTCACTCTGAGTCCAGCGTCGGTATAAGTAATATTTCCGGTCGAATCTG